CTACTCTAAGAACCTTCTCTCCGCCCAGCAGATGGAAGAAGATCTTCTTGCAGCTCATGCCCGGACGGATGTTGAGCAAACACCCGAAGGTGTTCAGCATGATTTGGATATTATGAATGATGATTCAAAATGGGAGGAATGATATGGCATTAGATATATTGGAATTGCGTAAACTATGTATACCTAAAAACATTCGTATTACACTCCACGCAGCTAAAAGGCTGGAACAGCGTAGGATATTCTTAAAAGATGTAATAGCCTGTATTATGAATGGAGAAATCATCGAACAATATCCAGATGATTATCCTTACCCCAGTTGTTTAATTCTGGGGATGAGCATCGAAGATAAATATCTTCATGTAGTCATCGGAAATCACGAATCGGATTTGTTCCTTATAACAGCTTATTTCCCCAGTTTTGATAAATGGGAATCTGATTTCAAAACCAGAAAGGAGAATGCATAATGACTTGTTTTTACTGCAAAGGTAATATTGAATCTTCTACAACAACTTACATGACTGATTATCAGGGATGCTATATCATTATCAAGAATGTTCCTTGTGAAAAGTGTTCTCAATGTGGGGAAGAATACTTAAATGGTGAAACACTTGAACGAATTGAAGAAATTATTCAAAAAGTTAAAGGTATGCTGACTGAAATTGCAGTTGTTGACTACAAGCAAACAGCTTAGAGAGAACCGTTTTATTTTAATCGCTAAAGGGGTGATCCCAATTGAATTACGAACAATTACTGACTGCTGCCGATCAAGAAGGGTTACTTGTTAAAGAACAACCTCTTACTGAACATGATGGCCTGATCCGCGGCAGTCGCATAGCAATCCGAAAGGATATAGAAGCACAAGCAGAAAAATCCTGTGTGCTTGCCGAAGAAATCGGGCATTATCGCACCAGCTCCGGAAACATTTTAGACCAGAATAAGGTAGAAAGCCGAAAGCAGGAATATCGAGCTCGGCTTTATGGGTATAATCTAAAGATTGGACTTACCGGTCTGATCAGCGCTTATGAAGCAGGATGTGGGAATCTTTATGAGATGGCTGAATATCTGAACGCTACGGAAGAATATTTAAAAGAGGCTATACAGTGTTATCATTCTAAATACGGTGTATACGCTGTTGTTGATAATTATGTTATTTATTTTGAACCATTTGCGGTGATACATATGATTTCATCAGCAGATTAAAGAACGGAGCTGTTATTACCAGATTCGCTATTGGAAGAATATAGAGATTTTACTATTGAACAGATGTCTAGAATGACTGGATATCACCAAAAGCTCATAGAACTGCGAATGAGTTCTTGAATACAGGAGGTTTTTCACATGAAAAAGACATTATTAAAATATTTTACAGTTGCCCTAATTACAATCAGCACCATATCTATGCCGCTAACTGTTAAAGCAGCTCAAAAAAGTAACATTTCCATTCGGCCAAATGTAGCATACTCTAAATATGACATCACCGGTGATGGCAAAGCTGATAAAATTCGAATAAATTTCAAGTCGGAATCTTATCTGAACATTGAGGTGAATGGCAAAAAAAGTTTTAGTTTAAACGCCCAAAACATATATCTTGTAAATGCAGATCTTTATACTCTCAATGGAAATAAACATTTTTTGAAGCTAAAATGCCAAGACATTGATAATGATCACATTGATTACGACAAATTATTGACTTATAAATCTGGAAAACTTGTATCTGCTGTCAATTTAATGTCGCATCGTAAAGGTGCTTTCAATGCTCGCCATAATAGTTTTACTCAAAAAGTTGGTGCAAATTACATTCAAATCCGTATGCAGTCAATGCCAGGAGGAGTCGGTTCTATTCAATATACCATAACTTATAAACTTTCCGGAAGCTCTCTGAAGCTTTCCAAAACTACATATCCTGTCACTTATTCCAAATCATACAATCCCCTTCTTGGTGGACAAAATATGTGGAAATGTGCAAAATCATTGAATATAAAGAACGCCCCTAACGGAAATATTATCTATACAACAGATGCTTACGAAGTATGTACTGTAAATAAAATTAAATATTCTGGCGGCAGTGCCTATATATATATCCGGGCTGAGGATGCTGATATTTCTGGATGGGTAAGATGCCCTAATTCCTATACAAGCAGATTTTTTGAAGAATCCCTGTTTATTTAATTATCATTGCATTCAATAATGTCTTCAAAAAGTGCCCTTACTGGTAACAGCAACCAAACATTCTCGTTTGAACAGATGCCTCGAATGACGGGGAATCACCAGAAATTGATTGAATTGAGAATATCTAATAATTCAGATTTAGATCCGAATTATTTAATATTCTTTCACCTTATAAAGACATACATTTCAATGGTCAAAGCATATTTGATGTTTTGGGTTTTCCAAACGATTTGCTTGAACGTTTAAATCAGCTAATCACACAAAAATTCATATAAAAACCGCCCCTGCTGGTAACAGGGACGGATCAAGAATCTCCGAAGAGATCCAGTACTTTAGCAAAGATATTGTATCATCTTCGGAGCAGTTACACAAGTCGAACATTTGTATATATGTGATCACATCAATGGATTAACGAAAGGAGTTTTCATTATGCCATTACCCAAAGAACGGATTTATACAATAGATGACATCTACGCTCTTCCGGATGGCGAACGTGCAGAGCTGATTGATGGGCAGATCTATATGATGGCACCGCCTAATACCAGACATCAGGTAATCGTCGGTGAACTGTATGCTACTATCCGCAATTACATTAAAAGTAAAAACGGATCCTGTAAACCATATGTTTCTCCATTTGCAGTGTTCCTGAATGAAGATAACAAGAACTATGTCGAACCAGACTTAACAGTTGTCTGCTCACCGGACAAAGTAGATGAAAAAGGTTGTCATGGTGCACCTGACTGGGTAATTGAGGTTGTTTCTCCTGCTACCCAGAGTAAAGATTACGGAATAAAGCTGTTTAAATACCGTATGTCCGGAGTCAGGGAATACTGGATCATTAATCCTATGAAGGGGATTGTAAACGTTTACGATTTTGAAAATGAATCGGGTACCGGATTATACTCTTTTGATGATGAAATTCTAGTATGTATATATCCCGATTTATCAATTGTGATCTCTGAATTATTATAATAAAAACCGCCCCTGTTGGTAGCAGGGACGGCTCAAGAATCTCCGAAGAGATTCCGTACTTTGGCAAAGATATTGTATCATCTTCGGAGCAGTTACACAATCAGAACATTTGTGTGGCTGTTATTTTTATACTTAAAATTACATATTTTATAAAACCGAGGTGATATTTATGAGCAGTAAAGTGGCATGTCTTTACATCCGCGTCTCGACAGAGGACCAAACAGAACTTTCTCCTGATGCGCAGAAACGTCTTTTGCTGGATTATGCCCAGAAGAATGACATGATTGTTTCCGGAGACTTTATCTTTACTGAGAGTGTTTCCGGCCGGCATGCACAGAAGCGCCCGGAGTTTCAGAAGATGATTGCCCTGGCGAAGCAGCCCTCTCACCCCATTGATGTGATCCTGGTATGGAAATTCAGTCGTTTCGCCCGTAACCAGGAAGAGTCTATCGTATACAAGAGTATGCTCAAGAAGGATAATGTAGACGTGATCAGTGTATCTGAACCATTGATCGAGGGACCTTTTGGCAGCCTGATTGAGCGCATCATCGAATGGATGGATGAATACTATTCCATTCGATTGTCGGGTGAGGTCTTGCGTGGCATGAAAGAAAAAGCCCTGCAAAAAGGCTATCAGACATCTCCCTGTCTTGGCTATACTGCAGTTGGACATGGAAAACCTTATATCATTAATGAAGCTGAATATGCCATTGTCTCTTATATCATGGACCTGTATGATAATCAGAACTTAGATGAAACAGCTATTGCCAGGCGTTGCAATGATCTCGGATACCGGACAAAACGGGGAAACCTCTTTGAACGGCGCAGCGTTGACCGGATTCTTGGAAATCCCTTCTATTGCGGAACTGTTGTCTGGAACGGAGTGGAATTTGAAGGAAACCATGAGGTACGTCTTTCCAGGGAACGGTACGAAAAACGTCAGAAGCTGATCACTTCCCGGAAACGCCCGGTCAAGGCACGGAATGTCTCTGCCTGTAAGCACTGGCTATCCGGTCTTTTGAAGTGCTCTGTCTGCGGGGCCACGCTTTCTTACACCGGTAATAATAAGTGTCCTTATTTCCAGTGCTGGAAGTACGCAAAAGGATTTCATAAGACTTCTGTTGCCTTATCGGTCAAAAAGGCTGAAGAAGCTGTGATAAGTTATTTTGATCAGATCTTAGATGGGGCAGAATTTACATATGTATGCAAAAAGAAAAAGACCGATCATTCACTGCAGATCGAGCAGCTACAAAAAGAGATCGGTAAGCTCACCATGAGAGAAGGCAGAATCAAAGAGGCTTATGAGGCAGGAGTAGATACTCTGGAGGAATATAAGAATAATAAGGACCGTCTGGTATCAGATCGATTAGAATTGACTGCTGCCCTTTCACAGCTATTACAGGAAGAACAGGCAGAGCAGCCTGACACAGAAGAAATCCTGAAAGAGATCCGTTCTGTTGCGGACGTCCTGAAGAATCCAGACGTAGGTTATGAAGAAAAGGGAAATCTGATCAGAAGTGTTGTAGAGCAGATCATATATGATAAAGAATCCGGAAAAATGTCTTTTGACATCATTATTTCCTGAATTTCAGACCTCTATAAAAAGTGCCATTTCGGTCATTTTAACACTTTCGTAATATTTTTTCAGAATTAAAAATCCCGCAAACCCGCATAAACACTGGGCTTTCGGGACTATTATAGGGTACTGCACTCCGGTGGCCCGGACGGGGAGATCGGCGCTTCCCTGCGTTATCTTTCCCAGCGTTTTACCATGCCGAACCGAACGACTTCTGCTTTGCTCAACGACATAGGAACAGAAGAACTCAGTCATCTGGAAATGGTATCCACTATTGTACATCA